GTGAACCGACAAGACTGCTTCTTTCTCTAAAAGCATGGGGGGCTTCCTCCAAGGCTGACGCAAAGGCAAAAGCAAAAGCGATTTCTGCGAGAAATAAAGGGAAGAAGTAATGGCATTACCTACTTACTTACAATTAGTCAACGATGTTTTGGTTCGTATGCGTGAACCAGAAGTCACTACTGTTTCTGCAACACCTTTCTCTACACTCATTGGTAAGTTTATCAATGATGCCAAGCGTCAAGTATCTGATGCTTATGATTGGGATGCTTTTAATACTCCAATTACTGTAAGCACAATTGCCAATACAACTGGCCCTTATAGCATTACTGGTGCGGGAGTTCGTTATAAGACTATGGATGTAATTAACACCACTAGTTTTTACGAGTTGTCACCTTTATCTCATGCTAATTACGATTCGTTCTACTACACAACGCCTACCCCTACAAAGGGTTTGCCAATGTATTACTCCATTAAGGGTGTAGATACAAATGGCGATATTAAAGTCAATTTTTGGCCTGTTCCTGACCAAGTTTATAACATTCGATTTAGCCTGATTGTTCCAGAAGCAGATTTCTCCACAGACTCATCAACCACTTTGTTGGCAAAAGAACCTATTGTTTTGGGTGCTTATGCTAGGGCATTGATTGAGCGTGGTGAGGATGGTGGTTTAAACAGTTCAGAAGCCTTTGCAATGTACAAGTCTTGTATGTCTGACCTGATAGCCTTGGAGTTGGCAAGATCGCCTGAAAACGACACGTTTGAGGCGGTGTAATGGCACAGGCTTTACAGACCTTTAGTGTTCAAGCCCCAGGCTTCTTTGGGCTGAATACTCAAGACTCGCCTTTAACTCTAGAGGCTGGTTATGCTTCTATTGCTACCAATTGCATCATTGACCAATATGGTCGTATTGGTGCAAGAAAAGGCTGGTCAAAGGTCAACGCATCTAGTGGCAATCTAGGCTCAAATGATGTCAAAGTTATCCATGAATTAGTGCAGTTAGATGGTACTTTAACTGTGCTATTTGCTGGTAATAACAAGTTATTTAAGTTAGATGGTTCTAACGCTGTTGTTGAACTGACCTATGGGGGGGGAGGGTCTGCCCCGACTATTACTGCAAGCAACTGGCAATGTGCTTCTTTAAATGGAATAACCTACTTTTTCCAGTCTGGTTATGACCCATTGATCTATGACCCTGCGGTAAGTACAACTACATATAGGCGAGTTTCTGAGAAAACTGGCTATACAGGTACTGTTCCCAAGGGAAACATTGCTATATCGGCATTTGGTCGCTTGTGGGTGGCTGATACCACAACGGACAATGTAACAATTACTTTCTCTGATTTGCTGGCAGGACACAACTGGACAGGTGGCACATCTGGATCATTGAATGTTGCTCAAGTTTGGCCTAATGGTTCAGATCAGGTCATGGGATTAGGCGCACACAATGGCTTTCTTATCATATTTGGCAAGCGTCAAATACTGGTTTATTCAAGCCCAACAACGCCTTCTTCACTTGCTTTGAGTGACAGTATTGGCAATATTGGGTGTTTATCAAGGGATTCGATAGTTACGACTGCCGCAGACATTGTGTTCTTGTCAAACTCAGGCGTTCGTAGTCTGATGCGTACTATCCAAGAGAAATCAGCACCTTTGCGTGATTTGTCTAAGAATGTGCGTAATGATTTGATGGGTTATGTTGCTTCAGAAACACTATCTGATATTAAGGCTGTTTACTCTGAAGTAAATGCTTTTTACCTGTTAACTCTTCCTACTGCTAAACAAGTCTATGTTTTTGATACAAAGGCACAGTTACAAGATGGCTCATCACGGGTAACTGTTTGGGACAGTATTCAACCTACTGCCTTGTTATCCCGTAGAAATGGTGATTTGCTGATTGGCAAGAATGGTTTTATTGGTAAATACGGCACTTATTTAGACAATGAGTCTTCTTATCGTTTCCAGTATTACACCAATTATGCTGATTTAGGCGATCCTAATGTTACATCTATCCTTAAAAGGATTGCTGTTGTTGTCATTGGTGGAAAAAACCAAGGCTTTGTGATTAAGTGGGGATATGACTTTACTGGTCAGTATTACTCAAGCACAGTTGATATTGGTGAGAGCACCATTGCTGAGTACGGAATTGCTGAGTATGGAAGTAATGCAACGACAATTGCTTACTACTCAAGTGGTATCCAGTTGACAACATTAATTGGTCAGGCATCAGGTTTTGGAAAAGTTGTACAGACTGGTTATGAAGTTCAAATAAGTGGCTCTGCTATCAGCATCCAAAAGATTGAGATTCAGGCTAAACACGGAAAATTGGTTTAAGGAAATAACATGGCAAATTACACAAAAACCACCAACTTTGCGGCTAAAGACTCGCTTGCCTCTGGTAATGCGGCTAAAGTTGTCAAAGGCTCTGAGATTGATACAGAGTTCACCAATATTCAGACTGCCATTGCATCTAAGGCTGATGGAACTTTTACAAACTTCTCGTTTACTGAAGCATCCAATGTTTTGTATATTTACAATTCCTCAACTGCCGTAGCCAAGATTGATTCCTCTGGCAATTTGACTGTGCTTGGCAACATCATTGCGAATGGAACTGTGTAATGAAAGCATCAGAAATCATTAAAGCAGATGCGGTAAGACGCAAGGTTGACTCTGATAAGGCCATGCAAACTATTGGTGCATTGATTAAGGATAAGTCTGCTGTTTTGATGCAAGAGAACAAGTCTGTATTGTTAGTCAGGAAACTTAACGATACCTCTGCTGAAATTCATTTATTCACACAAGATAGCCCTACGGCTTTGGCTAAATCAGTTATTGGTTTTATCAGAAAAGGTCGTGGATTGGGAATCAAAACTGTATACGGCAAGGCTGATAACGAACAAATTTTAGAGTTGTTGAAAAGAGTTGGCGTGAAAGTAGAAACATCTGACTTGCCACAATACAACTGGAAAGCACAGATATGAGAAATAATCTTGCACTTTTAGGTATACCAGACCTTCCTATTGATGCGTTTCGCCATGTGGGAGACAGAAAGATTCGTCCTCAAGGAGGTGTTTCTAGCGTTGTAGAAAGCGTATCAGATACTGTTAGTAATGCAGTAAGTAGCGTTTCAGATGCTTTGGCAACTGTTGATGACACAGTAAATAGCGTAGTGCCTGGCGGTTGGGCAACTGTTGCATCTATTGCTGTGCCTGTTGCCGCACCTTACATCCAAGCGGCTAATGTGCTTGACAAGGGTGGTAGTCTTGAGGATGTTGCCAAGAACTATGCTTTCTCACAAATTGGTGGAGAAGTAGGTGGACAAGTTGCTGGTGAGACTGGTTCTGCATTGGCAGGAAAAGTTGCTGGTGGTACTACGGCAGGATTGTTAAGTGGTGCTACACCAGAGCAAGCATTAACTGGCGGGGCTTTAAATGCAGTCTCACCAACAGGTTTATTAAGTCAGGCAACATCTGCATTAACACCAACAGCAGATACAACGCCAACAACACCGACAACGGGAGCGACAAACATGGCAGACATTTCACAAATATATGATTATGGTAATGTTCCAACTGACATTACTGGTGGTCAAGGTACATTTGATACAGGTACTGCACCTTATACACAGGCTCAGATTGATGCAATGACACCCCAAACCTACACAGGCACAGGTGTTAATCCTCAATTGGATTCAATCATTAAGTCTATGTTGGCGGCTGGTGGTAGTGCGGCACAAACTGCACAAAACTTCCTTGCTCAAAATCCTAATTTAATACAAGGTGGGTTGCAGACTGCTGGTGGTTTGATGCAGACCCAAGCGTCTAAGAATGCGGCACTCAAAGCAGAACAAGATTTGTTGGCGGCAACAGGTTCAGCAACTACTGGTTCACAGTTTCGTCCAGTAGGCGTTACAACACGCTTTGGTACATCTCAATTCAATATTAACCCTGCTACTGGTCAATTGGAAAGTGCTGGTTACACAGCCGCACCTGAGATTACTTCTGCTCAGAATCAGTTATTGAACTTGGGTGCTAGTTACTTAGCGCAAACCCCTGAACAGGTTGCCCAAAACTATCTATCAAAGCAATATGAATTGCTCGATCCTAGTCGTCAGAGACAGTTGGCAAGCATTAGAAATCAGGCTTTCCAAACAGGTCGTGGTGGTTTGTCAGTAGGTTCTACTGGTTTACGTCCAAGTGGCGCACAAGGTTTGATGGGTTCTAACCCTGAGTTAGAAGCCTATTACAACGCATTGGCACAACAAGATGCTCAGTTGGCGGCAGGTGCTCAAACAGCGGGTCAACAACAAGTGCTTTATGGTGCAGGATTGTTTGGTCAAGCAGGTAACTTAGAGAGCATGGCACAACAACCATTTACCTTGGGTACTGGTTTAGGTACATCAATCTCTGGTGCGGGTGCTAATGCAGGTCGTTTAGGATTGACAGGTACTAGTTTGGCGGCAGGGTATGGAACATCTCCAGCGGCTACAACAAGCCCAGGCGCATACATTGCAAGTGGATTGGGAAGCCCAACATCGACATTGGGTGCTGGTTTGGCTAACTGGTTGACTTCTTCTGCACCAACAACGGGCGGTATAACAAGTCAAGGCATGAACGCACCAACAGTAGATGCTTATGGTAACTATGTGCCATTAGGCTACGCAAATTATTAAGGAGTAATTATGGCAACGGATATTATTGGTGGATTGTTTGGTGTTACTCCTCAGTCATACGAAAGACAATTAAGTGAGCAAGGATTAGCGCAAGGAGAGCAGTTAGGAGCAATGTCTCCTGATGCTTTTGGTCGCTCTATGCTTTACGCTGGTGGCGCACAACTAGGTCGTGGACTTGGTGGTGCTATGGGTGCAGTAGACCCACAATTACAGTTGATTAGTGCAAGAAATGCAGTTATTCGTGGAATAGATTTGAATGACCCAGAAGCATTACAGGCGGCATCTTCTAGACTTGCGCAAATTGGCGATATGCAAGGTGCTTATGGTTTGGCAGAGATTGCTCAAAAACGTGCGGAATCTGCGGCAAGCATTGGTCTTAAAGAAGCACAGGCTAAAAAGGCTAATGAATGGAAAATGATGACTGGTGTTTCAGAACGCAATCGAGAATTGATCGCATCTGCAAATACAAAAATTGGTAATAATGAAAAACTTTCTCCAGAAGAAGAAAGTAGTTTGCGTGTGCAAGTTGCTCAAGAAATGAAGCCTAAGTCTTCTGTTGCACCAAGTGGTGAAGTTATTACGATTGATCCATTAAATATTGGTCTTGCCGCACCTAATGTTGCTAAATATCTTGGTTTAACTCAAGCACAAACTACTTCTGGTGGTGGAGCAGGAGTAGCAGGTACAACTGGTGGAGCAACATCTGGTGGTGTTGGTGTCCGTGTTACACAAACCCCTATTTCTAATGAAGCATTAGCAAAAGAGAAAGAAACGGCTATTGAAGCAGTTAATTCTGTTAAATCATCTATTGCTAATGTTGATAAAGCATTAAATATATATCAATCAAGTCCTAATTTGGCTGGTGGATTTGGTTCTGCAATTTTAGGAGTAGTGCCAAATACGGAAGCAAAGTCATTAAAGAACTTAAATGATGCAATTAAAGCGGCATTTAGCGTTACTGAAATTGAAAAACTTAAGTCTCAGAGTAAAACTGGTGCTACTGGTTTTGGTAGTTTGGCAGTCAAGGAATTGGAGACAATTCAAAATGCCGCTACTGCTCTTGATCCGTCTGACAAGAATTATCCACAACAACTGCAAATCATTAAAGATTCATTCCAACGATGGAAAGATATTATGGAGGGCAGAACACAGCGTATTGAAAATCGCATGGGTGGAACTTCAGAAAATACTCTTCCACCGAAAAGCCAAAGTTTTGGTAGAAATCCACAAATACAACCAGAACAACAAAATCAATCTCAAAAAGCAATTAAGTGGTCTGACCTTAAATAAGGAATTGTCATGGACATCGAATTACCAAATGGAGTAGTGATTCAGGATATTCCTGAAGGCATGACTAAAGGCCAAATTATGATGAAGGCCGTTAGGAATGGATTTGCTACGCCTGAAGATTTTGGATTTAAAACCCAACCTACTGAACAACAACAACCTTCTATGACAGACCAATTGGCTCGTCAAGTTGGTTTGTTTGGTCGTGCGGCTTATGAAGGCTTAACTGCGCCAGCAACTACTGTTTTAGAAGGCTTGCGTAGTGCATATAACCTTGGAGCAAATTTAGTTGGTTCTGAAAGCAGATTGCCTTCTGTCGCTCAAGCACAAAGCCAAATGCTTACAAATGTAGGACTTCCAGAACCACAAAATACTTTAGAACGTGCTGTTCAAGCAGGTACTCAAGCAATGACTGGTACAGGAGTTACTGCGGCACTTGCTCCTAAAGTTCCCGCATTGGCGGCTAACCTTGTTAAACAAATTCCCGCTTCTGGTGCGGCTGGTTTTGCGGCTCAACCTGCGGCTGAAGCAACGAAAGAAGCAACAATTGGTCAACTTGGTGAGACAGGTAGTGACTTGGCGGCTACGATTGCCGCTATGGGTGTTGGTGCAAAAGTTGGTCAAAAGACAGCAGGATATGTAGGTTCTGTTGCTGGCGAAACCGCCCCAAAACTTTACACAATGGAAGAAATTAAACAAAGATCAACTCGTTCTTATAACGCTTTAGACAATGCTGGTGTTTATATCAAACCAAAAAGCGTTCTGGGAATGGTTGATGACATTGAAACTAACTTGAATTCAAATCAATATATTCCACAAAATGAGCCTAAAGTAGCAAATACATTAACCAAAATGCGTGACATTGTTGGCGATAGATTTGTAACTTTTCCTAAATTAGAAGAATTACGCAAAATGGCTAACAACTTGCGTAGTGATACTGATCCAAACACAAGAAGACTCGGTAATGTAATGGTTGACTCTGTTGATAACTACATAAACAAGTTAAATGGAAATGATGTGTTTGCTGGCACAGGAAAAATGGATGAGGCAGTCAAGAATGTAATGTCTGCTAGAAAAGATTGGCGTAACCAAAGTCGTGCTGAGATTCTTCAGGATGCGCTTGATGTTGCAGAAGCCAAAGCATTAGACCCAAAAGCATCTGAGAGCGAACTAATTCGTAGAGGATTTATCAACATTGCGGCAAACAAAAACAAGATGAGTCGCTTTAGTGAATCAGAGCAGAATGTGATTAAGTCTGTTGCTAAAGGCGGCTCACAAGATAAACTTTTATCTGTGTTGGGTGCATTTAGTCCACTTAGAGCAAAATTTGTTACTGGTGGAATAATGGGTGCAGTTGGCACACAAAGTCTTCCTGTTGCATTGGGAATGGCTGGGGTTGGTTTAGGTGCTGACACAATACAAGGTGTTTTGCGTAAGCGTGCGGCTGAGTTAGCCGTTAAACAGATAGCCTCTGGTGCTGTTCCTTCTGGACAACCAGACTATCGTTATTCAGGGTTATTGGGTGCTGTATTGTCTAACCCACAGCCATAGGAGTATCCCATTGATCCTTTCAGCCTCCTCATGCTTGCCCAAGGAGCAGTCTCTGCCATCAAGTCAGGGTGCGCCATGCTCCAAGAAGGACGCATGGAAATCGAGAACGCTAAGAGCGCAATTGAAGGGGCTGTTGGCGATGCAAAGGCTATTGTCAGCCAACTCTCAGGTCTATGGGCGTGGCTTAAAGGCTTATTTGCACCGACTAGCGACACAATCACA